AGAAAAGATTCCTACAGAAGATATACCGGGAGGAGTAAAAACACCGGGTATTCTTCAACAAACAGCTAAACTATTGGACCAAGAACAGACTTCTACTACTGCTGCTACAACAACAACAACAAAGCAAAAAGAACCTTCTCGTTTAAGCTCTCTAGTAGATAAAGCGAAAAAAGTACTCTTAGGTAAAACCCCAACAAAACAACCAAGAATAAAAGGAGGGGGTTCTTCTGGAAAAGGTATTCAAACTATACAACAAGAACTTTTAGTAAGACCAGAAGAAGAAGAAGAACTTGTAAATCGAAGCAGAAGAAGTTTTTTAAAACTACGTGATGACTAACCAACTAACTAACTAACTAAGAAAAAAAGAAGGAGTGAAAAATAATATCATGCCAACAGGAAATAAACAAATGTACGGAAGTAACTACATTATGGGTCAGATGAATAAACAGGGAGAATTTTCTGACGCTAAAGAAGCTAATCTCCACCGTGAGAAACTTGAGTTTGGTGTCGGTACTAAACAAGGAGTTTTAACAGAAGACTTTCCAGCAGAGTCCGGCAGTAAGCATATGGGCCAAGCAAACATGATAATGAATTCGTCTAAGCAGGGAATATAAGAAAAACTAATTATATAAAGAGATAGGTCATATTTAATGGCAGAAAACGATAACAACGATAGTCCTTCTTCAACTGTACCCCAAGATGATGAAGGTATGTTGGAAGTAGAAAATACTGAAAGTGCTTACGGAATTGTAGGAACTATCTTAGAACGTTTCCGTAACGCTGAAGCAGGAAGACAACTAGAAGAAGAACGTTGGCTGAAAGCTTATAAGAATTATAGAGGAGTTTATGATTCTTCTACACAGTATAGAAGTACTGAGCGTAGTCAAGTTTTTATTAAAATTACAAAAACTAAAGTCTTAGCAGCTTACGGTCAGATAGTAGATATACTATTTGCTAATAATAAGTTTCCTATCTCAGTAGACGCTACGCCTATGCCAGAAGGTATCGACGAATTTGCACATTTAAGCAAAATACCTGTAGAGGAACCTGAAGTAACTGAACCTTTTGGTTTCTCTGGAGATGGTAATGAACTTCTACCCGGTGCGTTAGAAGCTACACCTATGCAAGATGAAAGTACTAGTTCTGCACCTACAGCAGCAGACTTAGGAGGATTAGAAGATAAATACGCAGGAGCTAATCTAGCATCTGGTCCAGCAAAGTTGGGAGAACCCCAAATAGAACCTGCTAATGAAGCTGCTCGTGTGATGGAGAAATGTATTCACGATCAATTGTTAGACACTAGTGCTGTAACAGTGATGCGTCACGCTATATTTGAGTGTGCTTTGTTGGGTACTGGAGTAATTAAAGGACCATTTAATTATAATAAAACAGTACATGATTGGACAAGTCAACAAAAGGAAGAAGAGCAGCAACAGGAAGGTATGTCTGTAAATACAAAGACATATCAACCGTACGATAAAACAGTTCCTAGAATAGAAGCTGTTAGTTGTTGGGATTTCTATCCTGATCCTAGCGCAACAAATATAAATGATGCTGAATACGTTATACAACGACATAGAATGAACAGGGAGCAATTACGTGATCTTACAAACCGTCCGCACTTTGATGCAGAAGCTATATCAACCATTCTTGGTGGTGGGCCGAATTATCAGGAACGTTATTTTGAAGCTTCTCTCCATGCTAACGAAGATGATCCAACTTATTCGTCCAATAGGTACGAAGTGTATGAGTATTGGGGAAGTCTTGATAGAAAACTTGCTGAAGAGTTTGGTATGGATTTGGAAGAACATCAAGACTCTTTGGAGTCGATTCAGGTAAATATATGGGTATGCGGGTCTGAAATTCTACGCTTTGTCGCTAATCCATTTATACCTGCTAGAATACCTTATCACTCCTTTCCATTTGAACTAAACCCATATCAATTGTTTGGTGTAGGTGTAGCAGAGAATATGGAAGATAGCCAGTTACTGATGAATGGGCATATGCGTATGGCTATAGATAACCTAGCATTAGCAGGGCATCTTGTCTTTGACATAGATGAAACACAACTAGTTCCCGGTCAATCATATGATGTATTTCCGGGGAAAGTCTTTCGTAGACAATCTGGTGTAACAGGAACAGCAGTAAATGGAATAAAATTTCCTAATACTGCTCCAGAAAATATGCAGATGTACGACAAGGCTAGACAATTAGCTGATGAACAGACAGGTATTCCTAGTATTGTTCACGGACAGACAGGAGTTACAGGAACAGGGCGTACTGCAGCAGGACTCAGTATGCTCATGTCAAGTGCAGGATTAAGCATTAAGACAGTTATAAAGAATGTAGATGACTTCTTGCTTAAACCGTTAGGTGAAGCGTTCTTTCAATGGAACATGCAGTTCAATGAGAAGACTCCAGAAAAAATAGGGGATTTGGAGATAAAACCTAAAGGTACTAGTGCTGTTATACAAAAGGAAGTTCGCACACAACGTCTTACAGCATTGCTACAGACGGTAGCGAACCCGATGTTAGCACCTTTTATTAAAATTCCCAATTTAATCAGAGAACTTGCTATAAGTCAGGACATTGATCCTGATGCGTTAGTGAATGACGTTAATGAAGCAGCAGTTTTCGCAGAAGTACTACGAGGTCTAAATGAACGAACAACAGGCGAAGCTGCTCCTCCCACTGGTCAACAACCCGCAAGCGTGGGAGGGCTTGGAGGCGTACCTCAAGGAGTTGGTCCAAATGATGCAACAGCAGTTGGTGGTGGTGGAATCGGAATTGGAAGTTCGCCGACTGCAGGGGAAGCTGGCTTTACTGGAAACACTGGTGAGACTCAGGAAATCAGCTAACGATACTGTAGAAGTCCATAAGAAAAGTAAGAGTATTGATTATTAACACGTATAAATATACAGGTATTTCATAAGATGGCAAGTTTTGATTTAGATGATCCAGTTAGAGAAGCGTTATCTGAAGCTTATTCAGCAAGTGGTCTAGGGCCAACAGTAACTATTGATGAAGTTACTGGTGTCACTTCTCTAGGAACTAAAAAGAATCCTACTGTGAAAGATTGGCGAGATTCTTATAAAAATTATATCAATGGAGGTGGAAGTGCTATATCTGCTCCAGATAAAATGTCAACTTCTAAATTTTATTCACACTCATTGTTTGATGGATCAGGAGCATCTTATTATAGTTCTCCTAGAGTATCACAAGGATTGATGGCTGATATACAAACTACAATAGGATCAGGATCTCCTACTACGGCTACGGCTACGGACGCAGGTGCAGGTACAACTTCTGCAGCATCTTACGCACCTAGAGCATATCGAAGGTATATGCAGGAATCTTCTGGTGATGTATATGGTGGTGGTCCTTCTACTGGTGCACCTGAAGGACCGGGAAGTACTATTTCTGAAGACTCTATAAGAGGAGTAACTTTAGGAACACATGACAGACCTACTTCTGTGTTAGCTGACATTCCGTTTACTATGCAAGATACACAAACTATAGGAAAACAAGGTACATTCAGAGAGGGAGATTTCTTAAATGTACCGACTGCTGCTGAGATAATGGCTAATCCTGATCTATACGGAGAAATGACTAGAGAAGAAGCAGAACAGATAGATCGAAGAACAGTAAACGAATTTGCTGAAGATTATATGTCAATAGTGTTGGGTAACAAAACAGGAGAGATGACTATAGGGCAACAAATTAAAGCTCTTCAAGATCAAGATTTTTCTCCACAAGATATTGCTAAAAAAATGGCTTCAATGGGATTTACTTCTCTTGCTAAAGCTCTTGTTGGCGTAACAAGTCCTACTCCTTTTGATCCGTTTATAGGTGAAATAATTAGCGAAATACTTTTTGGTACAGGAAAGTCACAACACGGAAGAATAGGTGTACGAGATGGTTCAGAATTAGACACTAGAACAGGAAAACGTTTAGACGGTACACCTTATACAGGAGATGTATTAAGTGCGATTGCAGGGTATAATCCGTGGACAGGAGATGCGATAGATAATGAAGGATATACTATTTTAATAGATGGAATGGTTGTAAATAAAGGTATTCCTTGGGGAAAAGGGGAAATAGGAGATTATATAAGATCTCAGTCTAGAAAAGCAACTCCAGAAGGAGATTTGATAAGAGCATTAGGGATAATGGGCGAAAACACCTTTCGAGGAAAAAGTCCGTATTCAGGAATAACTGTGAACACAATGTCAAATTTTCAAAACGCTGCTTTAAAAGGACTTCTTTCTCCAGAAAGTTTAAAAAATAATAAGAATTTAAACGCTTTGGTTATTAGTCCTTTTGGTAAAAAAATGAATATAAATCAACTTGGATTAAATATATCTGCTATAACTCCTGCAGGAGATCCTATGGGTCAGACAAAATTAGGGACTCCTTCATTTTATGGATTAGGTGTTGAGGATGACCAGAGAAGCGTACCTTATAGTCCTCCTGATATAAACACAGCAGATTATTCACGAACTGACTATACTAGCAGTGATGTTTCTAGCCCATTTTCTGGCACTCCCGGTTCTGAAGGAATAGGTGCAGCACCCGGAAGCGATGTAGGTGCAGGATCAAGTGGACCTTCTGGCACTCCCGGTTCTGGAGGAATAGGTGGAGCACCCGGAAGCGATGTAGGTGCAGGATCAAGTGGACCTTCTGGCACTCCCGGTTCTGAAGGAATAGGTGGAGCACCCGGAAGCGATGTAGGTGCAGGAAGTGGCGGTAGTGATGGAGGTGATAGCAGTGGTGGAGATGGTCCCGGACATAGTGGTGGTATAGGTAGTTATTGATTCTTCTGGGGGGAGGTCCGGGGGTATTTAAAAACATTACTGTAAGAAAACACATCATATAAAATAAAAAAACGTAATAGGAACAGGCAAATGCGAATGAAAAAGAACAGGAAAGTAGGCTACATCACCAAACAAGAGGGTGGTGAGATACCTGTTTTGCCAGAAGAGGGTCTAGAAGAAATGGCAATGGGAGAAGGAGAAGAAGCGCAACAACCTTTACAAGCAGGACTCATAGCTGACCCTAATGCTGTACCCCCACAGGACGGTGGAGAAGAATCAGTAGCAGATGATATTCCTAAAGAAGCCCAAGAAGGAGATTATATTCTTCCTTATGAAACTGTAATTTTATTAGGTTTAAAACAGTTAAACCGATACGCTAGAGAAGCTATTGACTTAGCGATGAAGAATGATGTTGATTTAGGTGGAACAGATCTTGATCCTACTGATAAAGTGCCGATAAAAATTAGTAATTATGAGTATGTTATTCCTGCACAGTTGGTTCCGTTTTTTGGTGGTGGTAAAAAATATCTCGATAAAATACGTGATGAAGGACTAGAGTTACGTGAACGTCTTCAACAAGAAGAAGGGCAACAACAACAACAACAGGGTGAACAAGCACCGCCACAACTCCCCGAAGAAACTCCACCTACGTTACCGATGGAAGGTGGAGAAGGTATGATAGCACCACCATCACAACCACCTCAATCTGCACCGCCTCCCCCTACTATGATGCCTATGCAGAAAGGTGGTTTTGTCTTATCTAAGGATGAGGATGCAAGAATACTAGAAGCAGATGAATCTCCTAGTACAATGGAACAGGTTCGTTTAAGAGCACAACAACCTGCTATGGTAACACCTGATGGTAAAAAAGTGCAACAAGGTTTTACCGCACCTGCAGGGTATGTTAACGGTGGAGAAGTGATGCAAGGATTAGGTTTTACTGAAAGGGACATAACTCCTGAAAATGTAGGAATACTTCTTCAAAATGCTAACGATGCTGTTAATATTCTTCAAGGATATGATGCAGCTTTTAAAGATAAGTTCAAAACTGATGAAAAATCTAGAATGGAGTTAGCGAAAAAATCACAACAATATGCAAACGGAAGAGAAGTAAAAAAAAAGAATTTAGCGCACCTGTACTAAAAGAGGGAAATATACGGAACATATTTGGGCAAAAATTTAATATTGTTAACGATCCAGAATATCTAGAAAAACATTTTGGAGAAATAGAGTTTGTACACCCAGAAGAACCGGGAAATGAAACAGGTCTTCCTACTATTGTTACACGAAATCTTGAAGAATTAGGGAAGCAAGTAGGTCACACTAATGTAGATAAGTTTTATGAAGGAGAAGCGTTACATTATTTATACGAAGTTGACCCAGAATTTGCAAGTATGCGAAGAAAATTTGCAGAACTGCAATCGCCACAACAAAAAGCTATGGATGAAAGAGTATACAAAAAACTGTCAACGCCGGGCTATCGACATTTTGGCAAATCCACTTCTTATGTAGAAAAACGACCATTTGAACAATGGTTTGAACGAAGCAGATTAGATGGATATATACGAGGATATTTGTATCCAGATAAGAATGATGAATGGCGAAAACAAAAAGTTTACACACCAGAACAAATAGATCTTTTAGAAAAGATGAAAAGTTATTTAACTTCAAGGCAACAACAACAACAACAACAACGACAACCTAATGAGGGATTTTTAAATCCATGATATCAGATGAATTCCTTGACTATGTCAAAAAGGTAGAAAATGGTGGTAAAGCAGGATGGGATGAAGACCAAGGAGTATGGTTTCCACATCCTTCACCAGAGGGTGGTAACGATACTATCGGATACGGACACAAACTTCTTGATGATGAAGTTGCTTTAGCTGATGCAGGTTTAGAAGATCTCGTTGTATTAAAGATGCTTCTTCAAGATTTAGATAAAGCAGAAAAAGTAGCAAGAAGTATTGTGTGTTCCTATTATGGTGGTGAATATGAGGAACTATCTGATAACAGTAAATGTATGTTAATAGATTTCGCATTTAACATAGGCGGTGGTGGAATGAAGAAGTTTCCTAAGTTTGTACAAGCCGTACTATCTGATGATATAGAAACGATGCGACAACAATATAAAAGATTTTATAGTGCTAGTGACGGCACTAAGAAGGAATTGAAACAGCGTAACGAACAATTTCACATGCTGTTTCTTTCGTAGTGGCTACCCTGAATAGAAAAGATATTTATATTCGGCCCCACTTTTTTAACCTACCGATGATAAGGCAACCTGAGTATTACTCTCAGCCCCTATTAATAAAGGAATGGTGTATTTTAAAATGGTAAATGATTTACAACAACAACAAACTTTAGAAGACGATAACCAAGACTTAGAGCCTACCCCATATCAAGGAGAATATAGGCGTACTATTAGTGATGAAGACATTGATGCAGATACTTTAGAAGACCCCGCATACGAGGCTACTCTTCAAAAGCAGAAAACTGAAGGTCTAGTTGCTAATAAAAATAAAACAGATAAACAAGCACACGATTTCAAAAAGCGTTATGATGATTTGAAAAAACATTATGATACTAAATTGAATGAGTGGAAACAGGAGAAACAACTGTTTGAAGCTAAACTTACAGTAGAGGCAAAAAAACATAATATAAAAGAGTTGCCCAAGACTGAAGAGGAGTTAGAACATTTTAAAGAAAAGTATCCTGATGTTTATGATGTTGTAGAGACTATCTCTGCACTAAAAGCTAGTGAACGAGTTAAAGGAATAGAGGATCATCTCACAGAATTGCGTGGTAAAGAACAAGAAGCAGTTATTCAAACTGCCGAAAAGCAACTCATACAAGAGCATCCTGATTTCATAAATCTTAAAGAGGATGATAACTTTCTTAACTGGCTTAACGACCAGCCTACGAATATCTCTGATGGCATTTATAAGAATAACACAGATGTCAAATGGGCCGCTAGAGTTTTAGATCTGTATAAAGCAGACACAGGTATTAAAACTTCTAAAACTACTCGTAGATCACAATCCAAGGGTCTTAAACCTAGTTCAACTTCTGCTACTGCTGCACAAGCAGTTACTCGCACAAATTCTAAAAGGAATATTGAGAGTATGCAAGATGACAAAAAGGTTTGGACTATTACAGAAATCTCTCGACTTAAACCTTGGGAATACGAGAAAGTCGAAAAAGATATTGACAAAGCTCTAAAGGAAGGTCGAGTCATAGATTCTGTAGAGTAATACTTTATACTATATAATACACAAGGAAGAAAGACAAATGGCTTTTTCAACCGCCGCAGGTTATGGAAACCTACCTTCGGGTAATTTCGTACCTGTAATTTATAGCCAAAAAGTTCTTAAATTTTTTCGCCGTGCTTCGGTAGCGGAAGCGATTACGAATACGGATTATTCTGGAGAAATTGAGAACTTTGGCGATACCGTGAATATTATAAAAGAGCCAACCATTACGGTTAACTCTTATACTCGTGGTAGCACGGTCAATACTGAAGCTCTGGCTGATGACCAGATTCAGTTGACTGTAGACCAAGGTAATTATTTTGCCTTTAAGGTCGATGATATCGAGGAACGTCATAGTCATCTTAACTTTGAAGCACTTGCTACCTCTTCAGGTGCATATACTTTGAAGAAAGCATATGACTATAATGTTCTCAAAGCTATCGCTGACAATGCAGCAACACCTTCGGGTACGCTTCAAACACAAGCTACATCAGCCAATACGGGTGATGAAGTTTCTAACCTAGTAGCACAAGCTGCTGCTGAGTTAGATAAGAATGATGTACCAGAAGAAAATCGTTGGTTAGTAGCAGCACCGGGATTTTATGAAGTTTTGCGTCAAGCATCTTCTAAAGTCATGGATATGTCTATTACTGGCGGTTCTGCTTCACCATTGCTTAACGGAAAGGTAACAGAACAAAAACTTCACGGTTTTGATATGTACCAATCCAACGCTATTGGTGTAGGAACTACTGGTTCTGCAGCGACTTATATTTTTAATGATTCAGCAACTTCAGGACACACGCTTATCCTTTTTGGTCATATGTCAGCAGTAGTAACTGCCTCGCATATCGCTAAGACGGAAGTCATCCGTGATCCGAATAGCTTTTCTGACATTGTACGTGGTCTTCACGTATTTGGACGTAAAGTTGTTCGTGGTTCAGGGTCAGGCTACAAAGGTGTATTCAAAGGGTTGATGGATCTAGACAGCTAACATAGAAGGAGGACTAAATAATGGCTACTTATAACCGTACTGTTACGGGTGGTGGTACTGCTGGTCATCCGGCTAGTGCTGCTGTTCCGTACGTTGTAACGTCCCCTGTTTGGGACACTGCAGATGGTGGTGCAGGTGGAGATGTCATTCAGTTGATTGATGTTCCTGCTGATACCATGATTGTTGCAGGGTGCTTAGAAGTTCTAGAAGCATTTGGCAACGGGCAGGTTACTATGGATATTGGATTTACTGGTGGCGATGTAGACTGTTTTATTGACGGTACTGCTGCTGCTGCAGGTTTCTCTCCATTCCTAGAAGCTGCTGTAGGTGCATCTGGATCTAATTGCCGTATGCTAACAAGTGCTGACACTATCGATGCACTTCTTATTGACGGTGCATCAACTGGTGAAAGTGCAGGACGTTTCCGTATTCACGTTGTTATGGTTGACGTTTCAGTTAACCCAGTTGAATCGGCAACTGTGTCTACAGGCACGTAACACCTACTCGTACTTACTACAGTTTTGTGGGGTTCTGTTTAAAAATCCCACACTTTATTAACTTTTAAAAATAAAACACGTATTAAGAAAACTAAATGTTCATAAAACTACTTAACGACGACGATCTAGCTTATTGTTTAAAATATCTAAATAACATAAAATTTAACAAAGGTACAGAGACACAGCCTATAGAGAATATAAAAAGTAATTTAGAATCTTCTAATCTACCTACTAAAGTACGTGCTTTAATAACACAGAAACTTTACGACACACATTATATCGATTCTATTTATTGTCCTAAACAT